GGATCGTTCCAGTCCGCGTGGTCGTAGGCGATCTCGAGGTCCGCCGCCGCGTGCACCAGCCCTTGCGTGAACACGTCGCCGCAGGAGAGGAATTGATAGTCCACGCCGAAGACCCGCGGCGTCATGCGGCCACCTGGAGGCGCGCGAGTTCGTCCTCGAGCGGCACGATCGGAAACGTCTGCAGCGCCGTGCGCCGCGAACAGTTGATCACCGTCACGCCGATCGCCGCCAGCGGCTCGACGAGACTCGGGAACGCTTCGAGCATGGCGAAGTACGGCGACGGTTGCCGATCCGGATGATCGCCGAACCAATGCGTGCGGCCATCGGGCGCCGGGCTGAGGTCATAGCCGAGCAGGAGGATCCGCGCGGCGCCGAGATGCACGGCCAGGTTGATCGCTTGGTAGCCGCTGTTGTAGCCGGTGCGCAGCCCCGTCGGTTCGCGCTCGAGGCCCAGCACGCCGGTGTTCGCGAGCACCTGGACGTCGGGCCACGTGATCGGATCGGACGCGGCGATGGAATACTTCGGGCCGGCGAACTGCGGGACGCCCTGATGCCACGTCCACCATTTCTGATCGCAGGCATAGAGCACGTCGGCCCACGGCGCGAGCCGCCACGCGTCGTTGATCGCGATCGTCCGCAGATGGCCGCCGTAGCACGCGTCGACGTCGGCGACCGTGAGACTCGGCCCGCCGCCGAGCAGCACGACCGTCGCACCAGGCCACAACTTGGGGACGGTCGTCATCGGTAATCCCGCCCCGGCTCGCCGCGGTCACCCTTCGGTCCCGGCGTCCCGTCTTTCCCCGGCTTCCCTTCGCGCCCTTCGCGGCCGGCTTTCACGGCCAGCCGCCAGCTCGTCGCGCCATCCCCGGGCTTTTCACTCGTGGCGGCTTGCGCGATCCAGAACGAGCCACCGAACGTCACCCCGTCGCCTTTCGCGTAGGTCCGTCCGGCCTGATAGACGCCCCGATCGAGCACCGCCGGCGCCGCGTGCACGCCTGAGAGCGGCGTCCCGTCGGCTCTCAGGAGGCGCCACGCGCGCTCGTCGATCTGCTCAAGCACCGCGCCCTCGAGCGTCCCATCGCGGCCTGAGGCGCCGTCTGTGCCCTTCTCGCCGCGCTCTCCGGGCGCGCCGTCGCGCCCAGGCACTCCAGGGACGCCCGGCTGCCCGTCTCGGCCGTCAGCCCCATCGCGCCCGGGTTCGCCGGCCGGCCCCCGTTCACCCGCCGGACCCGGGAGGGCCGCCCGTGTCTCGAGCGCCTCGATCCGCCGCACCATCGCGATCGCGGACTCGGTCACCAACTCGCGGAGTTCCGGTGTCAACTGGGGTCGGGCTTCGAGGTCCTTGACCCGCGCGAGCACGGGCGCCATCGCCGCACGGACGGCCGCGACGACGACATCCGCGATCGTCTCGGTGTCGGTCACGCCGCGACCTCGAGCTTCTCGAGCACACGCGCGAGGAGCACCGCGCCGTCGATCGTTTTCGCGGGCGGCGCCGGTGGGAGTGCTCCGACGGGCTTCGGCGTCAGGGTCAACGTGGGCGGCGGCGGCTGATCACTGCCGAGCAACTCCAAAGGCCAATTCTGCTTTTGCAGGTAGACCATGTCGCCGCCGGGCACCGGCTTCAGGTTGAACTTCGCGCGCGCTTCGTTCGGCGAGTAGATGCCGCCGATCACGCCCTTGGTCGCGGCGTCCATCTTCTGGACCGAGTCCATCCGCTTCAGCGCGTCGAGATCAAATTCGACCTCGAGTCGCGGCTTCAGTTCGATCCCTTCGGTCAGACACAACTCGAGCGATTCGAAATGAATCTGCAGGCAGTCCCCGTAAAACTCCAAGTCCAGGGCTTCGACGTTGTTGTAGGACGGGAGGGGGCCGACGTTGACCTTGTAGCCGGGGACGTGGTAGCACGCGCAAATTTTCTCGTCGTTCCACTTCAACTGATTGATGACTTCGGCGTCGACCGCGGACATCGCCGTCGGCTTTTCGAACTTCAGGCCGCCGCCGAGCACCGCGATCTTCCCGACGTTGTCAGCCCCGGAGTAGTTCGCGGTCCACCACTCCTCGAGCTTCTTGGCCTCATCCACGCCGATGTTGCCGGGCGCCGTCAGGATGCCGCCGCTCGCCTGCGAGCCGGCGCGAAACAACTTGCTCGAGTTCTGCATGATCGTCAGCGCCTGGATCGCGGCGTGCCCGCAGGCGTAGATCGGCGACACCCAACACAGCGGATGAAACAGCGCGAACGCCATGTCGACGATGATCTCGCGGGCGGGCACGACGACCGACGCCTCCGTGACCCCGGCGAGGACATCCTGCTGAAGCGCGTAGTACACATCCCCGCGCGGCGTCACCATCGGGCGCACGCGCATCGGCTCGAGCAGATAGAGCGCGGTGACCACGCCGCGCACATCGCGCTCCTTCAACGCAATCGCGGCGCCCCGGGTCAACTTACTGAGCATCCAATAGATATAGAACTGAATGCGGTTCTGGTAGGGGTTCGGCTTCCGCAGCACCGGCGAGTACGCCGGATTCTCGATCTCCGTCTCGATGCCGTCGGCATCTTCCTGAACGAGCTTCGGTCGACACTTCGCGATCTCACACGCGATCAGCGTGACGCACGACCACACCGTCGGGTGCATCAGCGCGTCTTCGACCGGCGTGACCACATTGCGCTGCCACGCCCCGGCCCACGCCTCTCTAATGATCGGGTACCACGCACTCGGCCCCGGAAAGTGCGTAATGAGATCCGCGGCGGCCTTCGTCACGGTCCGCGTTTCGAGCGACCACGAACCGATCGAGATTTTCATCGTGGCTCGGCTAGGAGATCACGCCGCTTGTAGTGCGCCTTGTCCGTTTTCGGTGTGGGGTCGTCGTCGACCCGTTCAGCCGCCCCCACCGACACGAGGATCGCACCCGCGTCTTCGGTCGCTTCGAACACGTCGCCGGGTTGCTGCCCCTGCGGGCATTCTTTCAACGCGCGAAATTTTCGGAGGGTGAAATTGTCGAGTGCCATCGGGTGCCCTCAACGCAGGGAACCGGGAGGCACCAGCCGAACGCGGCCGTTGGCGCCTCCCGTCGAGCGTGTTACGCCTTGTACGCCGAGTTGTAGATGTAGCGCGCCGCGCCGGTGCGCCGGATCTTCCACGTGATTTCGCGGGTCGCCTTCAAGCCGACGAGCCCGTCCTGCCAGAACGACACCAGCGACGCGCCCGTGCCCGTGATGCCGCTCTGCGACGAACTGTCGACCATTTCGACCGACGCCTGATCGCTGGCGTCGACGGTGACGACGCCGTCATCGGCCAGGTACACCTCGGACGCGGCGACGGCGACGATGATGTTGCTGGTCGGTGATCCGATGGTGGTCAGCGCCTCCGTGGTGATCACCGGGAAGCCGAGCAGATAGCCGCCGTTCATCGTGAGCCCGGGGAACACGGGATTGCCGAGCGACGTGATCATCAGCGAGACGTTCAACGCGTCGGACGTGTTCATGATCAACACGATGGACGCCGGCGAGATCTTCGCCGTGGCGAACGTCGCGATCAGCGTCGCGAGGTCCGTGCGGAGCGTCGCCGCCGTGACGCCGGTCGTGAGGATCGGGGTCGTCTGGTTGGTGACCGACGCCGGCGACACGTTCGCCGACGCGCTCTTCGCGGGATCGATGAAGTCCTTGTCGAGCTTCGCGATCATGCAGCGCGCGATCTCGTCGCGGACCTTCGCTTCGGCACTCGGATTGGAGAAGCGGATCTCTTCCTTGGTCAGCACCGCCAGCGCCGCCACCTTCGCCCAGGTGAGCGAGGTCGTGAAGCTGGTCGCCTTGCTGAGCAGGATCGGGAGCCCTTCTCCCACCCAGTTCGCCGTGAGCCCCGCGGAGAAGCCCGACACGCGGGTGTTGAACGGCACGCGCACCAGGGCCGGATTCGTGACGCTCCCCGCCGATCCGCCCATGTCCACCGTCGTCCCGAACTTGCCGACGATGGTCCCCGGCCGCAGGAACTGGATGAAGTCATCCATCAGGGTGTACGGCACGAGCTCGGAGGCCCACCCGGCCGTCTGCGTGTTCGCGCCGCCGACCGCGCCCTTGGTCTGGAACTCGATCATCTTGACGAGCACGGGCGCCGTGCCGTCGCCGTAGTTGTCCTGCGCGAGCTGCTTGGCCTCGTACGGATTGCCGCGCGACATGCCCATGCACATCGCGTAACGCGCGAACATGATGCCCTTCCCGAGCTTCGCGATCGGGTCCGTGACGCTGATCGGCGCGGCGGGCCGGAGCGCGAGGCCATCACCGGACGCGGGCGCCTGGCGGCCGCCGATCGTCTGGAGCGATTCCTTCTCGCGCGCTTCCGCCGCCCGGTAGCGCACCAACTGCTTGTCGATCGTGTCGACGTCCTGCGCGAGGGTGTCGTGCTCCTCTTCCTCGGCCGCGTCCAGCGTGACGCCCGCGTCGCCCGACTTCGTCAAGAGCGCATCGATCCGGTCGGTCTTTTCTTTGCGCGAAGCGAGGCAGTCGGCGATCATGTCCGCGTAACTTTTCTTCATGGGCAGCGTCCGTCGCGTGGTCACCACGCGCGAAGAGCCCGAGGCGCCGGGCGAGGATGAACGGCCAGACGCGGCCTTGATCGAGACAATCGAGGCGTCGGTGTTCGCGGGGATCGTCACCGCGGACAGTTCGAGCCAGAGCCACTTCAGGAAGTGATAGCCGCCGGTGGTCTTGTCGTAGGACTCCTCGAGCGACTTGAAGCCGATGCTCAGCCCTTTGACCAGGCCGATCTTGATCGACTGCCAGGCGTCGTCGAGCCGGGTCTTGAGCGGGCCGGGCTCGTCGGTTTTCGCGAGGCGGGCCTTGATCTCGATGCCGGCGTCGGTGACGCGCGCGGCGTAGACTTCGCCGATCGGTTGCTTGCCGTCGTGCTGCCAGAGCAGCGGGATCGGGAGTTTGAACTGCGCGCCGGCCGGTTCGACGACGTCGTCCATCAGGTCGGCCGTCGCGGACGTGGCGATGCCGGTGATGATCCGCTGATCCTCGTTGACGCTCTTGATGTCGAGCAGGGCGAACGCGCGACGGTTCACGCGTCAGAGTGTGCGGCGCGGCGCGCGGCGTGGCGATTTAAAACGGATTTATTCGCGGTCGGTGGCGCGGCGCAGCGTTTTCCGGATCCAGTCCTGCACCGTCATCCGATCCTGTTTCGCATGCGCTGACACGTCGGCGAGCTGCTTCGAGGAGAGCGACACGGTCAGCGGCACGGAGGGCTCGGTGCGGTCCAGCGGCGGACGGCCGCGGCGGGTGGGTTCATCAGCCATCACGCCCCTCCTGACTGCCGGGTTCTCGTTGCAAGGGTTGCCGCGATATTCCTCCCTACGTCCAAATTCTTCGGATAGATTTTCGACAAGCCCTTCCAGTACCCGCGCCCTGAGTCGTCGGATTCCCAATGACTAGTGAACGCATCCATGACAACCGAATCGAACACTAAGACGCCAGACCGATATGAAAAGAACGCGGGTTCGAACAATTTTAGGTTTGGATAGACTTGCTCACAACCAGCACTCATCACGAAAGCCGCTTCCATAGCACGGTAAAGAGCGAAGACATGCCCTCGATGCTTCGGACCAACGACTGTTCCAAATTGCTTTTGTATTTCAGGCCACCTAATTTCGGGTCGACCGGCCAGCGTTTGAATTACGTCATTTGCGGCCGCATCTCGACCGCGTTGAAGGTTGCACCCGAGAACCGCGTTCTGTAGTGAGGGATGGAGCATGAACAGGGCGCACAACCTGCTTAGACGTTCTCGATCCCACAATCCGGAGCAGAGGTCGAGCACGACGGCGCACACCTGAACATCTGGCGGCCACGCGCGGAGGAGGTCGAGGATGTCCGCCTGAATGGCATAACCCTTCCGCGCTCGAACTCCTGCGACGTTATCGAACACACGGTCAACAGCGATCAAATTGCGTGACGGAACACCCTTACCGATCGCGATTGGTCGATCAAGGTCGTCAGGGCCAGCGAGGTACAGCACGATCTCGGTCTTCTCTCGACCATTTGTTCGGTGCAAGATCTGGTTCCAATTCCAGCGGCGCCAGTTATTCTTACGACCGAACTTATAGTCTTTCGTGCTGCCGTTCATGCCCGCCCCGCCGTGACTTCCGCCCGGAACTGCTCCACGTCGCGGCGCAGGAGGTCGAGCTCGCGATCCAGGGCGGGTGATCCGGTGAGGTTCAACGCCTGCAGCAGCCGCACGACCGCGCCGGCGCCGGCGAAGTACGCGCGCCGACTCTCGATCACTTGATAGCTCGAGGCGTCGAGCGGGACGACGCTGAGGCGATAGGTTTTCCAGTCTTGGTCGAGTTGGTTCATCCCTTCGCGCCTCCGAGGACCAGCAGTTGATAGTTCGGCGCCACCGGTTTCGCCCGCAGCGCGAGACTCATGCCCGTCGTCGCCGCCTTGATCGGATCGATGCGGCTCCGGCTTTTCTTTTTCGAGAATTGGATGTTGCCCTTGCCGTCTTCCTGACTCACGACGTTACTCGCCGCCCACGCCGTGACGGGACAGCCGCGCGCGTCGACGTGGCCGGCCAGCACCGCGGCCTGGAACGTCGTCTCGGCTTCGCTGAGAAACTGATAGGTCTGCCGCACCTCGAGCACCTGCGTCTCGGTGAAGCCATCGACGGCCATCAGTTGCGCGATGACGTCGTGCGCGTGCCACGGGTCGAACCCGATTTGCGCGATCTGAAAGTCCTTCCGGTGGAGTGTCAGGATCTCGCGGATGACGTGGTGGTTAATCTCGGTCCCCGGCGTCGTGCGCAGCCAGCCCTGATCGCGCCACACGGGATACGGCGCCCGGTCGCGGTGCGCGCGGTCGGCGAGGGTGTCTTCCGGCGTCCAGATGTATTGCAGCAACCGCCACGACACCCGATCCGCAGTCGGCGGAAACACGAACGACAAGGCGCACAGATCCAGCTTCGACGCCAGGTCCACCCCGACGTAACAGGTCTCGCCTTTCAAGTCCGCGATATCCCAGTCCGATTGCCCCTTGCGCCAGCCGTCGACCGAGAGGCAGGGCGCCGTCGCGTTGCCTTCGAGGTTTAAGTGTTTTTGCTTGTAGGTCGCCGCCGCGGCCGGGATGCCCTGCGCCTTGAGCACCTTCGCGGCGAGGTCCTCCGCGTTGACACTGATGCCGTAATTCGGATTCGCTTTGCGCGCGGTCGCCGGCAGCGTCCAGTCGTCGGTCCGATCCGCGTGCGCCGTGAAGGTGAAGAACGACTCGTCGGTGAGCACGCCGTCGAGGATCTTGTTCGCGTAGTCGTTCTGGTCGCCCCAGGGCGAGACCGGGTTATCGCCGAACGTCGTGATCAGATAAATCACCGGTTGCTGCCGCGCGCCCGTCGCGGTCTCCATCACGTCGAGCATGCCGCGATCCTTCATCGCGTGGATTTCATCCCCGACCACGACGTTCGGGTTCAGGCCGTCGGTCGAGTCGTGGTCCGCGCCGAGCGGCTCGAGCTTGCTCGCGGTGTCGTCCCGATGGAGATTCGCGGCGAGGACTTTGATCCGTTCCTTCAGGCCGCTCGACTGCACGAGCTTCTTGCAATCCTGAAAGACGATCTTGGCCTGGTCGCGTTTGGTCGCGACCGCGTACCCTTCGGCGCCGGCTTCCCCATCGAAAAACGTGAGATAGAGCAGGACGATCGCCGCGAGCAGCGTCTTCCCGTTTTTGCGCGGCACCTGGACGAACACCGTGCGGAA